TAATATGGCCATTAAATTCAATCGCTCGCAGACTTTTGCCACCAATGGAACGGTTACAGCCGCAGGGTTGCACAACCTTATTGACGGAACGGACATCTACCAGGCGTTAATCACTGATCAGACGGCTATGACTTCGGTTGGTAGCTTGGACAAGCTATTGATTGCTGACTCCGATCTTACGGCAGCCGATGCGCCAAGGTCAGTAACTGTAAACGAATTGTTTGAAGATGCGCTGACTTTAAGCACATATACGAATGTTCAAGCAACTAATTCATTTTACACAAATGCTACAGGTAATTATACGCGCAGCACTGGCGCAACGATTACGAATGGCACGATTGCTAATTTAACATCAAGCACTGGAAGCATTACGATTGGAACTATTCCTACTCTTACCGCTGGAACTACCACATCTACTGCGGCCAATATTACCAACGGAACAGTTCAGACGCTGACAGCGAGTACTGCCACAATTACTACTGGAACTGTTTCTACTCTTAACAGCACAACTGGAACGATTGGAACGCTGAATAGCACTACTGGAACAATTGCTACACTCAATAGTACTACTGGGACTATTACCAATCTTTCCACTACCCTTGCTGGTGACTTCACAATTAGCCAAGGAACAGGAACACTTGGCACCTCTGGTGTGACGCTTGGCACTTATGGAAGCGTTTCTACAATTCCATTCTTAACTGTCAATGCAAAGGGAATAATTACAGCAGCGACTACTGGAACATTTTCATCGACCCCTGCGGATGGGTCAATAACGGCTCCTAAATTAAGTGGCCAACAAACGGGCTCTGCTCCTATTTATAGTGCTAGAGCATGGGTATTATATAATCAAGTTACACCATCGGTTACAGCCAGCGCAAATGTTAGCAGTGTAACTGACTTTTCAACAGGAATATTTATTGTCAATTTTTCAACAGCAATGCCATCTGCGGAGTATGTCATAGCTGGATCTGGGGTTAGAGACGATGCTTCTGGTATTAATGTGTTGATAATTGGTCCCAATTCACTTACACCACGAACAACTGGATCTTGCAGACTTATGGCAGATAACGTAAGCAACGTCAAGGAAGATGGTCCAAGAAATAGCGTTATGTTTTTAGTTTAATAAAAAAATGAAAATTATTATATATAAAAGACCAGACAATGAAGTTTCTATTGTTACTCCTACTCCTGAGTATTTATTGAAACATACAATTGAGGAATGTGTTGCCAAAGATGTTCCGAAAGAAGCGGAATATAAAATAATTGATATTTCAGAAATACCGCAAGATAGAACATTTAGAAACGCATGGGAGTATCAAGAATGATTATTGTAAATCCAGACAAAGCTAAATTAATTTGGAAAGATAAGTGGCGTGAGGCTCGTAAACCTCTTCTCGCCTCTCTCGACATCGAATTTATGAAGGCTGTTGAGACCAGCGACTCTACTAAACAAGCCGAGATCGCTTCCAAGAAACAGGAACTTCGTGATGTCACTTTAACTCCAATACCAGGCACTACGCCCGAAGAGATTAAGTCTGTCTGGCCTGAGGTGCTAAATGACCCTAACTGAAATCGCCCAATATGCAGGCGAGAAGGTTGGCAAGACCGATGCCGATACGCTTACCTTCTTGCAGAAAGCCGCAAGCTTGGCCTACCGCCGAGTATGGGACTTTGCACCTTGGCGCGAGACTGTCACCAACTCCACCTATTCGGTTGGCACAAACCGCACAATCACGCTTGGTACAAATGTAGAGACCCCTCTTTCGGTAGCCTACAACGATGCAGAGGTTGATCCGATTGATCTGGCCACCATCATCAGCCAAGACCCAGGCTTGCTTGACGATGCGCGTACTGGCGATCCAGATACCTACCATTTTACAGGTCGAAACAGCAGTGGAGTTGCCCAGCTAAATCTTTACCCAAGGCTTGCCACATCTGGAACAATTCCATTGCGTGTTGTTGAAAAGCTAAAATGCCTTACCCGCACGAACATCATTGTTGACTTTCCTCCAGCGCAAACCGCATTGGATGACGAGCTTCGCTTGCCCCACGTCCATCACTTGGTTCTTGCTCTGACTCACGCAGACGCATTAGAGCGTGAACGGCAGTATGCTAAGGCGCAAGCTATCACGCAGACTGCTAACGCTGATCTGGCTTTAATGGCTAACTACGAGTTGAGCCAAGTTGGCGGCATAAAGCAGATCACTCCGCAAAGTCTTGGCGAGTTAACCATCGAAGAAATGTTCTCGGCCTAAAGGAGTAATTGTGCCGTACTATTCGGACAATTTAGACGATCTTCTGGCGTTTGATGGAGTCCGCAGTTTTACTGGCGGCCAAGCCAGCGGGCTGCAATCCGACCTATTGGCAGAGAATCAAGTTCAACAGTTGGTCAATATGACCCTATCTCCAAAGGGTAGTCTTGAAACACGCAAAGGAGTTACAAGCTTTAGCACGACAGCGACAAGTCAATTGGGTTCAATTGGCGGGATGCGATACTATGATACTTCGCAATCTGAAAGACTTATAGCGGTTACGCAAGGTAGGCTTTATACAATTGATTCAAATGGGAATGCGCAACTGCGTCCAGCCGATGAAATATGGAATAATTTTACTGGTGCGACACGCATTTGGGATAATGAAAATCAGCAATGGGCTGATGGATTTGCTACAAATTATGATGTCAAGGTAAGCATGGCTCAGTTTAACGACAAGATGTACATGGCCGATGCGGATGGTCCTCTTTACTTTTTCGATGGAGCTTCTACTGGTGGAACTGGAATTACAACAAGACAAGGTGGTAAGGTTAGGGCGATCACAGTCACAACCGCAGGCACTGGATATACAAGCGCAACGGCAGTTGTCACAGGACCAGATTGGGGTGGTACACTTCCAACGCTAATCACAACTGTTGCTGGAGGAGCAGTTACTGGCGTTACTGTTTCTGACGGAGGATCTGGCTACTCAGGCGCGCCGACAGTTACAATCATTGGCGATGGGGCTGGAGCTACAGCCACGGCAACGGTAAGTCCTCCTCCGCTAAATTTAAGGCTTTTAATCAATACTGGGAATAGGTTGTTTGGTGTCGGATCTAGCTCAAATCGCAACACACTTTATGCTTCTGATATTCTCGATGCCTCTATTTGGGATTCAACAAACAGCATTGTGGTCAACGCAGATGACGGAGACGAGATCACTGCGATTGTTCAATACTACCAGAATAGAATTATTGTTTTCAAAAAGAGGCGCATATTCCAAGTAACAATACCTCCAGATGCAACTACTGCTGCCGACTGGACGGTCGAGTTAATTTCAAACAACACTGGATGCGTGGCAGAACAATCTGCTGTCCAAGTGAACAGCGACATATTCTTTCTTTCAGACGATGGCATTAGGTCGCTTGTGCGTTCAGCCGCAGATGATTTTACATCTGTTGGGCTTCCAATATCGGAAGTGGTCAAGGATGTAATCCAAGAAATCAATGTTGCCAAGATAGGCATAGCTACTGCCCACTTTTACGACAATAGATATTTTCTTGCAATTCCAACACAATCGAATGACTACAATGATACAATCATTGTGTACAACACAATCCTTGGGGCATTTGAGGGAACTTGGACTCCAGATGTAATGCAATTTGCGTTGACCAATTTCCAAGACCAAGGCTTGCGGCTGATGATGAAATTGACAACGGGACAGATCACCAGGTATAGCGGATATAAGACATCAGCCCAAGTAACAACCGCAGATTATCAAGATTATGGAGTTTACACGACAACTGCTGGTACGACTACAACCACATCAACTGGCGTGTTTAACTATCAATCCTATGTCCGAACCAAGGACTTTAATTTTGGTGATCCATTTGCGGTAAAATATGGATCGCATTTTGAGGTCATCTTTGACGATTCATTCTCAACGGATACGACAATATCAATTCAGCGTGATATTGATGTTGGGGATATTGACGTTCAACCAAACCTAAACATTTCCAGTTCTGCTCTCACACTTGAGTTCACGCTTCCAGCGCAACTTCCAACATCAGTCAAGAAGAAGCTGGCAAGCGACTTGCGTAAGTACGAGAAGTGGAGACTGCTTAACGTAAAGATTCAAAGCGCAGCCAACAAGATGGCGATACGACAGATCACGGCAGCAGCTAATCCAGATACAATCCAGATTCAGAAATCTATATGACGGCTGTTGAGTATATAGAGCAAAGTGGCGTGCCAGAGTCAAAATGGCCTACCTTTAGGCAGTGGTTTGAGTGGCATCAAAAGATGGGTCTTGTAGGGGTTGCCAAAGATGGGGATAACATAGCCGGAGTGGCCATTGCCAGGTGCGTAAATAATGGACAAGATCATAAGCCTTATGAACATGCGGAGGATGGTGATAACGTATTCGTGGATTTGACAGTAACGAACACAGATGGTATAAGTAACGCTTTGAGCCGTAAGGCTCTAAAATGCCTGCTGTCGATCCTATGGGATCGTTTTGGTCCGCGCAGGAGGATCACATTTAAACGCTCTGGCGTATACAAGGAGTACGATTACTTGAAATTTATGCGA